GTGGATGTGTCGATAGTGGATGGATGGATGGATGGATGCCCGCATGTCTGGCAGTGTGCATGTTTTGATAGTGGATGGCCGCCTGGATGGTCGGTTTGGCTGGTCTTGCGTTTGCTGATGAATCCGCATTTAACACTGATAAAACCGCAATAGGCTATTGACATCACGCATATACTGTAGTAAAATGGAGGTATGGTTGTGGAAGGTCTATCTATGCAACCATTGCATCTGGTTCCACGTGGAACCAGATAACAGAAGGGAGAAAGTGTGGACTACTACGGTAGTGACATATCAAAGTTCCACACAGATCACATCAATGACCTGCACTACAAAGCAGTCGGATACCGTGAAGACATTCTTGTTAATGGCATTCGCCATGTTGAGTATGTGTCTGTCAGGGACAACGGCTTGTTTGAGCAAGTCATGCAAGCCTCTGTGATCTGCGACGATGGTCGAAAGGCTGTCGTTAGTTGTGTGAACGTTCCGATGTTTTACGTTGGTTTTGCTGACGTGGAACGTTGGGACATCAAGGCAAGTAGCCGTAACTCAGCATTGAAATGTTGGGTTTAATTAGTAAAGGAGGGTAGCGTGACTGCACCCAATGTGAAGGGCTATGACGAGCAGGGTAGATTCAATCCCTTACTCGCCATGAAAGCTCAGCAAGAGTTGATAGACAAGCTCATGCGGCAGAACGAGGACTTGCAGAAGCGAGTTAATGTTTTGCGGTATGCGTACGGTGAGGAGGTGGCTAAACGTGAATCAGTGTGACGTTAGCTGGCAGATGTCTTTGGGCATCACCTTTTGGAACATGGTCGATCTGTTGACCTATGTGACTATGGCTGGCCTTGTGTACGTGTTCGTGTGGAAGGCTTTATTGGATTATTTGGACCTCAACAAAGAAAGCATAAGGAGGTGAAAGATGATTTGTAGATGTTGGTATCACAAATACATCAAGTGTTTGTGGTGTCGTGACAATAAACACAAGCACCGTTAGGAGGTGAGACATGCTGAAACAATGTCCCAAGAAATGGACCTATGAGGAATACCGTTTATTGAGCGGTGTTTCGTGGGGTGGGGATTGGAACGATTACAAGGACGATATTTTTACTTGTGATAATCCGATGATTGAACCCTTTACGGCTTTAAGCCGTGAAGATAATAAAACTCATGTATGCCCGAATTGTGGCTTACTTGAAGGACTGCAAGCTTTGAGAAAGGGAGGTGAGATATGTATACGGTAAAGATCTATGACCAGCAGGGAGGAGGCTTCGGTGACAACGGAGTTAGCGGAGAGCAGTTCCCTAGTCGGTTACAGGCGGAAGCCTTCATAGATAACTGGGTGCGTACCATTGGGCAGTATTTGCCGCATTGGTACAGTGGCCCGAAGTTCATGGCAATTATTAACGAACCAAGAGAGGAGAGAGATTACCATGATATTGGCTAATGGAAGACAGCCCAAGTACTGGACTGTTTGGGAAGGAGGGCTTGGCGAGCGTCCATTTGTGGGTGCTGTCATAGCTTTTCGAGGAGGGGACATGCACCCCTGGATTGCGTGGAGTTGCGCCAGTGACGATGGCGTAACGTTTGATTGTTTCTGGGGGGATTACTGCGATACCTTAGAGCAAGCCCATGAAGCGTATAACCGCAAGTGTAAAGTTGGCGCTAGCTATCTACCCAAGATGATCGAGGGGAGGTGAAACAATGGCGAATGTAAAGAATGCTTTAACAGACCCAGAATCTATTGAAATGTTCCGTCTGGTTACCATACGTAGGTATCTTCAAATGGAAGTAGATACAGGTATGCGAATGCGTGGCAACATGGCTTTGCGTAGAGCTAAGGAAGCATTAGAAATGTATGGATACACGCCTAAGCGTAACCGTAAGGACGTGCTTGCTCAGATGAACGTGTTGCTTGGCCCACATGATGAGTGGATAGCCAGTCAGGAGGGCTAATGGAAGACCTATTAGAGGGCACATTGTTCGAGACAGACGATGGGTTTACGGAAGGTTGGATAGAGTTGTCTGCCGTCTGTTACAACTGTGGCAGGATTGTGTCAGCGAAAGCTGACAAAGATAGGTTAGACAAGTTTGTTGCGTTCTGCGACACCCACAAACATCCAGGCAACCTTGCCTATTGGGGAGGTCCAATGTTCGCAGCGATTGATACGTGGACTGAATCTCCGCACTGGTATCGCGAGCTTATGATTGCAGCAGTTGGTTTCCTCGACAGAGAGATGTATCGATGGAGCGAAGAAGAGTACTACTGCGATAAATGCTTTAACGAGAATTACCCTGAAGGTATCGACGATTCGCGGTTTTTTAAGCTCTATCACAGGAGCAAGATCTTCATGGAATCGATGGAGGCCGAAAAACCAGGATCCGTTAAGTGGCACTGGTTAGACGTGGATGAAGCTACTCGTAAGTGGCGTCAGGAACTCTGGGATAAGGCTGGAGATCAAGTTTATGGGAGGAGGTGATACAAGTGACAGACAATAAAGGGACTGAGGTGACAAGAGATGAATTGTTATCTCGCCATCTGAAGATACATGGCAGTAATCCGCCTGTGCAAACAGATGACTTCTTTACTGGGTTCACGGAGTGGATGAACTCTTTGAACCTTCCAGATAAAGACAAATTATCTGCCGAAGAAGCGGCAGGTTTACTCACCGCAGCGATGATCGCTGGGGCAGAAGATTCTCTTAGAAAGGAGAGCAATAATGAGTGATACAATAAATAAAGATGCGAGTGGCAACCCTTATGGGTCGCATCAGGTAGCGGCGAGTTGCGTAGAGCGACCTTGCTTTGATGCTCACGGATGTGAGGTTCGTGGGCATTGCCAGACATATGAGTTGCTGAAAGACATGGGGATTTATGGCTGAACAAATAGATCCTTTAGCAAAGTTTTTCCCTGCTCCGTATACGTATTCCTGCCACAAATGCGGCGAAGATTTCTATACATACGACAAAGAGGTTGTAAAGAAGCTTCGTGGAACTAAGTGGAAGTGCAGTACATGCGTATGGGCGATGGGCTGGTGATGCTATGAGTGATACAACAACCGTAGTGTCCATTAAATGTAACGTCTGTAGTAGGGTCAATGAGCTGGCTGTCCCAGAGGACAAGCTTCGATTGTACCTAGAGGCAGATGAGCGAGGGCAACAGATGCGTAACGTGTCGGATGTCTTCGGCGATTATAAACCTGAGCATAGGGAGATTATTCTTCAGTATGCTCGCAAGCATTTCGGCTGGTTTGGGTATTACCTGTGCTGGCAGAAGTGCTGGGAAGAGATCATGGGGGGAGGTGACGAATAATGAGTGATTATTGGACAGACAAACTAATATACGAACGCCGCATGAGAAGGGCGTTTGGAGATGAAATGGTGGACAGCAGGAAGCTGACACCCATAGCCGATAAAGGACTGGAGGGAACTCCAGATGAAGGCGAAATAGTTAAACCTTGAAGGGAGGTGAATCATGGGTGAATACAACCCTATTGGGGCTGGCACGAAAGAACAGCTAGCCCGACAATATGATGCATTGGAATCTGACCGTCAAGCAGCGCTCGAAGAGATACGAGCGAAGAAGCTGAAGGACAGGACAGAACCAATACTCTACCGAGTTGAGGTCGAATACTTGTATAGCAAGGATTTTTATGTCGAAGCTAAAGACTTTGAAGATGCCTGCGAAAAAGTAAACATCGACGACGACTCAGGGTCCTACTGTCTTTCAGTAGAACCAGTAACAGAATGGGATGAAACATTATACGTCAAGAAAGGAGACGAGTACGTTGAAGTCAACGGAAACTCCAGTTAAATTTGCTGGAGATCGTAAAGTAACCAACCACGCCACCCAAAAGGGTGAGCTAGGTACAGCCGCAACTGTTAATGATAAAAACAGTTTCGGTTTGTCTGCCAGTAGATGCACCAACAGGACACCGTTCTGCGATTCGTGTTATGCGGCATCGACAGAGCGCCAGTGGAATACTGTGTATGAAGCGTTGGAGCATAACTGGCGAGCGATAGAGCCACACCTTGACGACAAGATAGCTTTATATAAGCTGCTTGTAGTCGGTGTCGAGGAGTCTATCGAACAGAAAGTAAAGCGTAACGTGCCAGTGGACAAGTGGCAGTTTCGTTGGTTCTGGGATGGGGACATCCCATCGCAAGCATTTGCGGAAGCGATGGACATGATCGCCATAGCTTACCCTGATGTGAAGTTCTGGGTATACACCAGATGCTTCCAGTATGTGCCGACGTTAACTGCTGAGAACCTGGCCGTGTACATGAGCACTGACATGTGGAACTGGGAATGGGCTGTGCAAGTCCGATCCGAGAATCCGCATGTCATGTTTGCTTTTAACGGTAAGGACTGGGCAGAGACACAGGCTGTAGCAGAGCTATGTGGTGAACCCAGAGGCCTTAAATGCCCAGAGCAAGTTGGGCGTGTAGATCTTGTCGAGTGGTCTGAAGAGACTACGAAGGCAGGTAAATATATCGGAGAGGGCGCTTGCGCTAGGTGCGATTACTGCACTGTGGGTAAGGGCAATGTCCGATTCGCTATTAACCCTAAATAACATTTGGTTCCACGTGGAACCAAATAGAAAGGAGCCATTTATGGCTGAAGAAATAGAAATCCATATTGAAACTGATGAGGAGTATGGGCGTAGAGTTTCAGGGATTCTAGAAACACAACAAGTAATAGAGAAATCACCAGATTACTTGCAGGATGTATTGCGAGTAATTACCTGGGGAAATGACTTTCCAAAATTTGGAGAGCTAACGGAAGGAGAACCTGACAATGACAGGTAAAAAGACAATAGAGATAGAACCCTACTGGCCCAACGTAGAAAGGTTCCTTAAGTGCATGGTTGATGATGACAGGACCGCACCTGAAGCGAGGGAGCAAGCTAGGGCAGCATTAGCGGAGGTCACGGCCTATTTAGACTTTGACCCTGAGCGCAGGAAAGCGAGCATGCATGGCTAAAAAACAGCTAATCCAAATACATAATGAGGATTGTCTGTCAACGCTGGCTGGTATGGAGGACGATCAGGTTGATTTAGTTATCACCTCACCCCCATACAACATGAACTTGCGTATCCGTAATGGCAAGTACTGCTCTAGGCAAATCGTTAAGGAGTTCAGCACAAAGTATGAAGGCTTTGACGATAACCTACCTATAGATGAGTACAACCAATTCCATAGTCAGGTTCTATCTGAGCTTATAAGGGTCGGCGGCCTGGTTTTCTACAATGTATGTATCGTCACAGGTAGCAAGCGGTCTGTTTTCAAGATGATTGGGGACTTCCGAGATTACTTGAAGGACATTATTGTATGGGATAAAGGCTATGGACAGCCTGCTATGCAGAGTCAGGTTCTGAATCGACAGACAGAACTGTTACTAGTGTTTGAGAAGGACTACCCGATTAGCCGACAGTTTCGGGATAAGGGTAAGTTCGAGCGAGGTAAGCTCGGCGACCTCTGGAGCATTAAGCGCCAGAGATCTACGTCCACGTCTAATAACGCCGTATTCCCTGAGGAATTGGTCGAGAAGATACTGGTCAATTTCTCTGCTAAGGGCGACGTTGTTTACGACCCATTCTTGGGGACAGGTACGACTGCGCGTGTTTGTAGCAGGATGGGGAGGGGCTGTATCGGTAGCGAAATTAGCCCTGATTTAGTTCAGCATGCAAGGGACACGATAAGGGACACGATTTGACAATGTGCAATGTACATGATACTGTCTGTATTGACAAAGAAAAAGGGAGAACCTTATGATGACAAAGTTTAACTCTGTGTACATGTATGCAAACGTTGTTCGCAACGCATGCAAACGTATCATTGGTTACATAGAGCAGGGAGAATACAGAAAGGCTATTGTTTGGTTAGAGAACCTGTCCAAGCAAGCCACCAAAGTACAGGTGGAAGAAACAATCGAAGACCCAGGCGTAGAGTTTGGGGACTTGAGAGATAACGACTAGTTCTGGTAGGTGGGGCTAGTCGCTTTATCCTTTCGGCGGTGATGGATGATTGTCACTCGTCCGCCCCTACTACCAAAGATCGCTTATAAATAAACAAAGGAGAGATAAGTGAAACAAAAATACAAAGCAATAAGTCTGAAGTTTCGGATTGACACAACAATCACCGAAGCTCAATGGCAAGCGCTCCATGAGTGCATACGCTATTGCGCAGAAATGCGTCAGGAAAATAAGGATTACAATGGAGTCAAACAGCTAGAACGTTTGTACGAACGGCTAATCCCAAGTGATACTTTACAAGGGCATAAGCCAAGTAAGCCATTCACACACTGGGAAGACTAATAAATAAAGGAGAGATAAATGATTAATTGGTTATGGTTCTTTACGATTCCTTGGATACCTGTGGCAGAGCCTGTCCCTGAAGTATGGGGGTGGCAAACCGACAGGTGGACTCCTGTGGTCGCTGAAGCTTTAGAGGACTATGGGATACCAGATCAGTTAGACACCTTCATGAGGGTACTCCATTGCGAATCGCGTGGCGACCCATACGCCCACAACACGGACGTGTACTCCAACCCTGCGGATCAAGCGTCAGGTTTGATGCAGCACATGCCTCGTTATTGGGATGATCGGGCCGCTGCCATAGGCATGGCAGGCTATTCACCCTTTGACCCTATAGCTAATATCTATGCGTCAGCGTGGCTATTAACTGCAAGGGGTGGGGGCTGGCAGCATTGGAGTTGTTATGGACTTTGATACAGGAGATTTTAATAAAGGTCGTAGGCGTAAGCCTTCGTATGTGAAGCCAAAGTGGTGGAACAAATGTTTAGATTGTCGCGCAATCTTTTCAGATCGCGTGACAGAAAGGTATGACACTTGCCCATTTTGTGGCGGTGCTAGTTGGAGTGAAGATAATGACAGATAGAAAGATTGAAGTTGACTTTGAGAAGCTGAGGCTTCTCTTGGACAGGACATCAGACGTGTTCCTAGCTTTAGACAGCATGGGGAAAGCTTACGATGATTTTGTCAGGAGTACTTTCGTAGTTGAAAGCATACCTCAAGGCAACGTAATAGATCTCAGCCAGAAAAGGCTAGAGAAAAACCCTAATGAAATATACAACAACAAAGGAGACACATGATGGAATACATAGCAATAGCTAACGAGGTAGAGGAGTTCTTTGAAAGCGTAGAGGACGAAGATATACTCGGCGCTTGCAAACTCAAAGAGGAAAACATGCCTCCTGAATTTCGCATGAAACAACTAGACATATGGCAGAAGAAACTTGAACGCTGGGAAAGAATTATTTCTTACCACAAGCGTCAATCTTTATATTCATATGCCAGCGCTCACGGTCATGGGTCAGGGGCGGAAGCAGGACGCATACTTGAAGTGTCCAGGCAAAGAGCCCACGACATGTTCAAGGAAGCAGAAGCTGAACGTCTATCACAATTTAGCCCAGAGTACTATTGCAAAAATGTTTAACAACGGAAAGGCCAACTGCGTCGGTAGAACAAAGCTCTTTTTTAACGAACGAAACCGAAGGGCAAAGGCAGAAGCCAAAACAATATGCAGGCAATGTGAGGTTCGCGAAGAATGCAGAGATTATGCGATAGACAACCATATATTCTATGGGGTATGGGGAGGTCTAGACTCTAGAGAAATCGAAGCGGAACGTAGGATAAGGGGGACTGTCCTACCCCCACATTATGGTTACGCTAGGGCTAGAAGGACAAATTGTGAAAAAAACTAATTTCGAGGTTGTTAGACATTTGTCTATCAGATACCTTATACTGGGGGGTAAGGGGGGCCGCCTCAAAGCGGCCTACCCTTACCCCCCAAGGGACAAGTTGGGGTTGGGTGTTAACTCTCCCTTGCACCCAGCCCCAATGTTAAAGGAGAGAGCATGGAACAGATAAAGCTACGGCAAAGCTGGATAAATAATTTCTTACGATGCCCTGAGCAAGCTAGGCAAGAACGATTGGGCCTTGTGCAGCAGAAAGAAACAACTGACCTGTTGCGTGGCAACGCAGTTCACGCTGCTATAGAGCATGCAGGGTTGTTGCGTATGGGGGGGCAAGAGGAAGTAGATTACGATGAACTGATAGATGTTTCGGATACATTTATCGCTGACAACAGCACTGCTGTAGACGTATGGAGGGACACTTACGAATCGGTAGTTGATGTCTGTCGTGCCAATGTTACGACTTGGTACAACGAGCTGAACCCTATCTTGGACCCTGTAGGGGTAGAACAGACTTTTTCAAAGTCGATGGGTGTCAGGCATGGGGTTCAGCTCATTCTTACTGGAACCGCTGACTGGACGGATAGAAGCGGCGTGTTATGGGATTGGAAAAACCCTTCACGGCATTACCCAGCTTGGGAGAAGAAACGTTGGGATATACAAAGTCACGCGTATACTTGGGCTTTAGAGAAAGAACAATTTAATCTTGCTGTGTTCGCTAAAGGCGACTTGCAAGTAATAGAGATACATAGAACGGAAGCTCAGAAAGAAGCTTTCATAGAACTTTGCTGGTCCATAGTGCCGACACTATTGACCATTGGCGAGGCCACAACATGGCCTCAACGGTGGGAAGGGTGGCATTGCTCACCTAAATGGTGTCCAGTATGGCAGGCAGGTAAATGCCGAGGGGAACACCTCGGAGAAGAACCCTGGTAAAGGGAGAAAAGAGATAAAGATGACAGAGACATCTAAGATAACTGTTCAGTTCACCCAAAAGGTGAGTGAGCAGAGTTATGAGACAGCGGATTATTCCCTCATGATTGAGCGAGTAGTTCCTGTGTCAATGGGTGATGAAGGTATCACCGCTGAAGCAGCTTCACTTTTTGAATTAGCTAAGAGTGAAGTCTTAAAGCAGGCAGGTCAAGAATTTGACATAAGCGATACTGGGGTTGTGATGCGGAAACTCAAAAGTTCTGTTTCCCAATCTGGAAGTAGTGCGCCAAGCGCCCCTGCGAAAGCACCCACCAATAGTAGCCAAAGCGGTCCAACCGCCACGTCAGTAGCTGCCCCACCACAGAAACCATCTGGTGGAAAGATCAGTGGCAGGGTTTACAAGCGTCTACCTACATGTGTTGGTAAGAACGCTGAGATGAACCAAGCAGCCTTTAATATACTGGCCTTTCAACCCAACAAATGGGATGATAACGGCAACCTGATAACGGTTTACGAAGTTAAAGAAAGAGCAGACGGTTCAACCGATGTAGCGAAAAGCGGAAACAACTTCCCGAATTTCTCCGTATCGCCTGAAGCTCTTTCAATAGCAGGCTTTGAAATCTCAAAGAACCACGGCATCTGGATACGAGAAGGGGACAGCAACGTTCCTTTGACCGTATGGGATGTAGTTGGGGGACAGACAGAGGAAGATGCAATAGAGTGGGACTGGTTAGCTCGTCGAGCAGAGCTACAACAGTTCGCTTATAAGCCTCGGTCATAATGGGGGAGAGCGTCAAAGCTCTCACCGAAGAGGAGATCGAGGCCAGACTCACTGGCCTCGATCTCCCAGAAGAGGGAGAGCAATACAAGTTCTTCAGACCCACATCTGAAGCAGTGGATAAATGGGTGAGCTACGCTCAAGCTTCCCACGACTGCTTCCACATGGGGCTGCAAGCAATAGATGAAAAGATGAGGGGCGTGTGGCCAAGCGACGTTCTAGTCGTGACTGGCAGAGCGCACTCAGGCAAAAGCGCCGTCTTGTTGTCTAGCATCGCTCGCAACCTGCGCGAAGACCCAGACTTCTATGGGGTGATATACACTCCAGACGAACCAGAGATCCTAGTGGTGTCAAAGCTATACGCTTTGCTTTACCGCAGAAACCTCGCACAGGTAGAAGAAGCGCTACGTACAGAAGACAGAGACGTGATCTCAGAGATCAAAGAAGCTCGCGATGGTTTCCTTGACAGGGTAAAGATCTTCCCCACGGCGTTAAGCTTCGATGACATGAGCGAAGCTATGCGAGAATGCGAAGACTACTGGCAACACAAGCCACGTTTCGTCATGGTCGATTTCCTGGAACAATTACCTAAAGCATCAGGGTACGAAGGCGTATCTAACGTGCTTAAAGGCATGAAGGAATGGGCCGAAGCAGAGAACCTACCTGTCGGGTTGATACACCAGTCAGGCAAGCAATCTCACAGGGGATCTAGCCGCGGCATGGACGATGGTAAATTCAACGCTGACGAATATGCTATACTACAACTAAACGTATTTAGGAAGAGGGATAACCCAAAGCTATCAGACGAGGAACGAAGGATACACAGCGTGAGCGTTTCACTTGACTTATGTAAGAACAAGAGGCCACCGTGTAAGATAACTTCGCCCCCAATAGATTACTTTATGGACCCTGACTGCGGATTCGTTAGAGAATACTTTGAGTCAGACATTCCAGAGGATGACCGATGGCTAGAGTAGGAACAATGTTTGACCCCTTTGAGGAAGGTCACCTTTGTGAAGATAACCCTTTTCAATACTACGAAAACACTAGCGAATTTGAAGAACAGGGAATGCAACTAGCTGTGCATTACCAATGTGGAATATGTGGCACACAACTTCAGGTTGGTCATCATGGCTAGAGTAAAACAACTATTAGAAGACTTCGCTACCCTCCACGAAGGAGGCGCAGTCGCATCAGTCAAAGACAAAGTACACCCCCTAAGCAAAAATGTCACACCAGAAGACTACCTTGAATACGTAGCCGAGCATCTAGACGGAGACGTGCCTATAGGCGTGTACCCATTATGGCAACGCAACAACGTATGGATGGTCAACTGGGCAGCAGTAGACCTAGACGAAGGAGACATCAGCGACATACACGCTGACAACCTAGTATCCCTTCTTTCTAAAATGAACATAACTTCATGGAAAGAACCATCAAGGAGCAAAGGCTACCACGTCTGGGTATACCTCAAAGAACCCTTATCAGCCAACGTTGCACGCAACGGCATGATAGGAGCATGCAGAACAGTAGACGTACCCATCAGAGAAGTCTACCCAAAGCAAACAAGCCTAGAGAAAGGCAAGATAGGTAACTGTCTAAGATTACCATACCCTAAAGCACGCACCAAAGGTAAACAAGTCGTAGAAGGCTACAACTTGAAAGAATTTGTTGAAGCAGCTATGGAATCTCGCACCTCTGTCGCTGTCTATCGTAAATTACTTGGGCTACACAGGGCAACAGAGCCAGCCCCACTAGTTATCAAAGACAAAGGAACAAAGGTAGATGGAGAGTTCCAAGGGGTCGCTAAAGAGATATGGGATGACCCAACGAATAAACGTGGTACTCCAGTAACTGACCGATCTGCCACTTTATTGGCTTTTGCTGGTAGCTTAATCTGGCAAGAGTTCTCAATTCAAGCTACCATCGATTGGGTGAGAAGATTAGATGACAGGGTAGGCAAATATGCAGATCGATCAGATCGCGAGCTACGCATAAGAGAACTAGTTGACCTAGCAGCTTCAAGGGTGCAAGTCCGTGACTAAATCATACAGATTCTCAATACCTGTACGGCCTAAAAGCAAAGGAAGGCCCAGAGTCACAAATAAAAACGGAAACATGTGGGCGTACACGCCCAAAGCAACAAGAGATTACGAACAAATAGTTCGCGATTACTACAAAGGGCCCAGGTTTGAAGGGCCAGTATCAATGACAATTACTCTTTCAAAAGAAAGAGCTGTTGTAACAATCACAGAAATAGACTGTGAAACTTCTCCTCTCAGGGGCGACATATCTAATTATGTCAAGGGCATAGAGGATGCGTTAAACGGTATCGCTTATGATGATGACCGTCAAATACACCGCCTAGTAGGAAAGAAAAAATGACAGACAAACCATTCCACCAAGGAACATACGCAGAGCGTTTTGTCTCTATGGGAGATGAAGCAGAATCACAATTCGAGGCCCACAACATACAGTGGGCTCGTTTCGGTTTTAACAGGCCAGAAGGAATGACCAAATTCCATTACCTTCCCCACGTTATACGCTACACTCCAGATTACGTACAAGCAGACCCAACGCGGCTAGTGGAAGTAATGGGCATGGGTAGAACACCTTTGAAAATAAAGATGGAAAAAATTGCAGCCATGCAATGGTGGGATGGATTGGAAGCTCCTTTGTACCTGTGGGTCTGGTCGTCTACCAGACAAAATTATGCTGAAGTTAAATTTAGGGAGTTAATGAACATCATTAATAAGAACGATGTTCCGCTAGGCAACTTTCAAGAAGGCAAAAAATACTTCTCGATAAGTTCCAAGCTCCTCCCTTGGAATGACGAGTGAGCGAAGTGAGGGAGAAGAACTATTTGAACGCCTTAAACTACTCAAGTTTCCTTCTTTAGCGCCTGTACGCCTTAAACCTAATTCATCTGGCGTAACCACAGGTGACACTACACGTTCTTTAGCTGGCCAATTTGAAACAGAGCTAGAAGCCTTGTTAACTTCCAAACCATACGAAGAACCTAAAGAATCGACAGAAGGCCTTCACATAATACAAGAAGAACTAGCGTTAGCTATCGTCGAAGCTTTCAACAAACTAACTGAAGAAGAACAATGGATATACCACATGCTTGTAGATGTCGGCCTGTCTATGCGCTTTGTGGCTTACGTATTAGATGTCCCTAAAACAACTTTTGCTAGAAGAAGAGATGAACTAGCAGATAAAATAAGGAAACTTCTGCTGGAGCATGACGTGGTTAGAAAAAAATTAGGTTTCTAAAAAAATGCATTCGACTGGGCATAGATCCTGGTCAATCCAAACTTTCATCCCCATCTGAGTAGTCCCTCGTCTGTATACAATCTTCCAAGAAAAAAGAGAAACCTTCTAACCAGTTCATCAACGAAGTTAAAGCCACAAGGTTGCCTGTTGTGGCTTCTTTCCATGAACGCACAATGCCTTTAGCTTCTGTACCTTCAAAAACTATAAGGACACCCAGACTGTCATTAAGCCACTGGCCATGTGTCCCATCATCCATGTCTAGCTTGCCGATATTGTCTTTGATAATGTCGGCAATTTCTGTTTCTAAATCTAAACCTTCAATAGCCATAAAGTCAGCCCAACGGTCTTCAAATTCATCTGATGGACCGCTGTAGTATTCCTCATATGGCATGAGGGGCTACGATTTAAGTCGTTCTTG